GTGCCCAAATAAGCAACTCTTAAATTTGCATCTTTTGCAAATCCACATACTGTTCCCGCAGCAGCACTTAACACACCTATTGCATGTGAAGAAAATACCTTGTTGCTTGTGACCTGATTGTTATCTGCTCCTTCTAGACCAGGCCAATTCATTGGAATTACCTTACTATTTCCAGTATTACTTGGATCATCGAAGTCTGGATGTGAATCATGATCTCCGGTATATGATGCACTAGTTGGTCCAACTTCCAAAGTTACAATATCAACGTTTTTTCCTGTCCATCTATAGTTCCAAGTTACAGAAGAAGGTAGATCATACGCATCATCTTCTCCTATAGGGGGATCTACAAAGGGGTCTCTGCTGTATCCATATTTAAGTCCAGTTCCTGGGTTTATTTGATCTGTGTCATAATAAAACTGCATTGGCCCTATGGTGCTACCATCCACACTAGTGTCTGGTGTCAATGTGACTAGAGTTGCAGTTTGAGATTTTAACGAAGGAATATTTGCTGGAAATGCTTCAATTCTTTCATCTACTTGAACAACCCTGGAATCAGATCGAAATGTTTCTAAAAATGACTCCTCAATATTCATGGAAATACAACATTCTAAACATTCTAATCTCTTATGTAGAGATGCCTCAGTATCGGGATCAAAACTATCGATGAACGTTTGCTTATCTACTCCATGATGGAGACAGATATCATAAGTTGTTTTTGCCATATCAGTCTTCTAGTTTTAACATTGTGAACGTAATTGCAATTCCTGCAGTAGATACGCCAGTGCGATTATTAACTTTCAAATAAACATTTGTTGATGGTGTTCCATCATTATTAAATCCAATAACTGTTGGAGTGAATAAAACAGTTTCTGGTAATGATGTTGTTATTACTTCTGCAATAACTCCAGATCCAGCAGTAGGATCTTGAGTTATCGCTCTAGAAGCATCTGCTGTTCTGCTAGTAGTATCAGAATATATTGTTATCCATGATGGTGCAGAAACTTCGGCTTTCATTAATGAATATGATTTATATCCTTCAAAAGTCATATCTACGGATACACCAATACCCAATGATCCAGTATTTGTAGTTATTCCTGCACGATTTCTTTGGATTTCAGTTCCCTGAACACCCTGAACACCCTGTGCAGCATAATCACCTCTAAGTCCCTGTAGACCCAATGAACCTTGAGTTGCTTGAACACCTTGGTTACCTTGTAGACCTTGAATACCTTGATTGGAAAGACCCTGCAGACCCTGAGTCCCCTGAGTTCCTTGAGCACCAGTAGCACCAGTGGGACCAATAACACCAACTGAACCAGTTGTTCCTTGCAGACCCTGAGTACCTTGTATACCTTGTAGACCTTGTAGACCTTGAACGCCTTGATTAGAGATACCTTGTAATCCCTGAGTACCCTGAGTACCTGTCCCCCCAGCAGTACCTTGAGATCCGGCACCAGTGAGACCCTGAAGACCCTGAGTGCCCTGAAGATCATTTGCAGTTAAATCTCTAACTTCAATCGCACCACCCATATTTGCATGGCTAGTACAATAATAATAGAGGGTATCTGGAGCATCATAAGGAACTACAAAAGTATGTGTGTTACTAGCTCCAACGGTATATCCAGAAGTATACGCAGAAGTATTTCCAGAATCTGTAGATAGTCTTAATGGATGACTTGACGCTGCAGATCCATCAAAGATATACTTTTGCCCTCTTATTAGATAAAGAGTATCTTGTTGAACACCATCAACATAATATGCACCACCACTAGCAGTAAATGTATACGTTTTTGCTGTTACTTGAGCACCAACAGTTCCTTGTGTTCCTTGCGTACCCTGGTTGCCCTGAAGACCTTGAGATCCTTGAGCACCAGTGTTACCAATAGTACCCTGAAGTCCTTGAGAAGCGATGGTTCCCTGAGTACCCTGTCCAGCACTCTCCCCATCTTTACCTTGAACACCTTGATTGCTTATACCTTGTAATCCCTGAACTCCCTGAACACCCTGAGTTCCCTGTCCTGCATTAGCTCCATCACGTCCTTGAACACCTTGGAGTCCTTGATTACCATCAAATCCCTGAATACCAATAGTGCCTTGAGTACCTTGTACACCTTGATTGGATAGACCTTGGGCACCTTGAAGACCTTGAGCTCCCTGGACACCTTGTACTCCTTGAAGGCCCTGAGTTCCTTGCAATCCTTGGGTGCCCTGGACACCTTGTTGTCCCTGAACACCTTGTTGTCCAGTGTTACCAGCAGGGCCTCCACCGCCTTGAATTCCAAGACTTCCTTGAATTCCCTGTCCAGTTAGTCCTTGAAGTCCCTGGACACCTTGAGTTCCAGCATTACCACTAGGTCCAATTTGACCAAAGGTTCCTTGAGTTCCGGTGTTACCAATAATACCTTGGAAACCTTGGGCACCATATCCCATATTTCCCTGGACACCTTGAGGTCCATATGCACCAAGATCACCCTGGATTCCAAGTGGACCTTGAATACCTAGATTTCCTTGAGCACCTTGTGTTGCTTGTAGTCCTTGTGCTCCAAATGCTCCCTGTGTTCCTTGTCCAGCATTTGTTCCGTCTCTACCCTGAACACCCTGAACACCCTGAGTACCTTGGTTGCCTTGTACTCCTTGTACTCCTTGAATACCTATTGTTCCCTGAAGACCTTGTGCTGCATATTGACCTGCAATACCTTGAGCACCAGATGTATCACCACCATCTAACCAAACACTACCACCTTGATATACCCAGATGTGGTTTGTTAAATCATCAATTACTGCACTACCAATACCAGCATTTGGATATGTATTATTTAAAAATGTCTGAACATTTCCTGGAGGATTAATTGCAACGTTTGCCTCTGTTGCAAATACATTAAAGTTAGCACCTATACGTCCCTGAATACCTTGAACACCCTGAGGACCTTGGGTGCCAGTGTTACCTTTAATACCTTGAGCACCACCTCCAGCACCACCAGTTAGGTTTGTACCGTCACCAAAAGTAGTGTAGATCTCAGTAAAGTTATCATTAATTTTACCAGCGCCAACTTTCAGAGAATCACCAGTCCCGTCGTTATCAGTTGTACCAGTATTGATTATCTTTTTGGCCATTACTATCTAGTGCAAACGCTTTTTCGTATATGTATTTAGTTGGAGTCGAAAGTTACTGCAGATGAATCCTTACTGTGTACAGAGGAGTCAAATGTGGGAGAATAGGTAACCGGTGAACCTGCTGGAACAGTGTTACTAACAACAGCAGTGACAATTCCGACTGCAGGAGGAGCAGAGAATGTAACTGTTGGGGGTGCTGTGTACCCACCACCAGAACTTGTAACTGTGATTACACCAACAATTCCATCGGCAATTACTGTTGTTGCAGCAGCACCGACTCCGCCACCACCAACAAAGGCAACTTCTGGTGCTACAGTGTAACCAAATCCAGGATTTGTGAGTAGAACTTGCTGTACTCTAGACTTGTCTGGATTGGGTTTACATAGATCAGTGATGCCATCAATCATGGTGGCAATACCAACAGCAGTTCCAAGACCAGCCGCAGCAGAGAATAGAACTGATGGTGTTGATGTGAATCCACCACCTCTATTAGTTAGAGTGACCTTTCTTACGCCATCATTAACAACTCCAGTGTAAGCAGATGCTGTGCTACCAATACCAGTTAGTGTTAGGTCTAAACTGAATCCAGTATCGATTGTGATATCATCAATATCATCAATTCCAGTATCAATAACCTCGTCACCAATTCTGAATAGTGAGCAAGTTAGTTCATAAGTATAGTTTTTCTTCAGTTGATAGAAAGGTTTCTCATGCTCAACATACTTAATTTCAAATAGTTTATCGCCAAGTGGAAACCAAATTAAGTCTCCTTCCTTGGGTCTATCTGATAGTTTTATATTGGGTTTATTCTTAGTTAGTGGAGCGATATAAGTCTCAAAACGCTCTCTAGAAATTGTAAGAGTTAAATCATCTAACTCTTGAATACCAAACTTAGAAAGTATTGTTCCCTGATTTCCATATCCCTCAAATGTATTGACATATGCTTCAATAGGATATGAGTCATTGAACTCAGACTCAATGACTTCTCGTATTACAGTTGCTTCCGTTGCATAGGTTCTTGGTAGGTAATAGACATCTATACCATGAATTTGAATGGTCTCATTGATTAATTCTTGAACAAGTGATTGTTCGCTTCTAGAACCTTGTAGGAAAAACGGGTTGAGCATGTCCTTATCCGATCATGTCTAGGGGTGGAAGTTCATAAGTATTCGACATCTGTTCCATGATGGCATCGATTTCTCTTTGACCATCATCATATAGTTGTCTCCCGTTTAGTTGAACTCCACCAGGGAGAGAAACACCTTGGAACTTGATCAAGTTTTGTCCCCATTGCTTCTTAACTAAAGCAGTGACATACTTTTTCAGGAATGAGTCATTCCACACTTCAGTATAGTCAGCAGGATTCAACTGTCTC